TGAACAAATCATTCTTCGGGCTGCCGCTTGCAACTCTGCAAGAATTGCAGACCGATTTCACGGCTTGCTTGAAGGCAATAGCCGTTGCAGGCGCGTCGTATAGCATCGCAGGCCGCTCGTTTACTCGCGCCAATCTTGCCGAGGTCGCGCAGACCATCAAGGAACTGCAAGCCGCTATTGACAACGCCAGTGGAAATAGGGTAAGACGTTTCACGCCGACATTTCCGACGCAACGACCATGACTCAAGACATCATCACCAAGGCCATTTCGTTCGTGTCTCCCAAGGCCGCGTTGGATCGCATGGTCAACCAGGCGAAGTTGCGAAACTTCGGACGTTTCGACTCCGCATTGACTTCTGAAAAGCGCGGCATCAGCCGTGGCGTATCCGGTGGCGAAGACACTAGCGGAACTCGCGAAAGGTATTCTCTCATCCGCGCCGCTCGCGATCTTGCAGACAATTTTCCGCCTGTCCGTTCTCTGCTTTTAAAATTTGCGACCTACGTTTCGGGGCGCATCGCATATCAGGCACGCACAGGCGATCACGAAGTCGATACCAAGATCGAAAAGTATTGGCAGAAGTGGTGCAACGAGTGCGACTTTCTAGGCCGCCACAATTTTACCACATTGCTTCAGCTTGCCGTAACGGCTATTCTGCGCGATGGCGACTGCGGATTTATCATTGTTAGAGACGGCGAAGACCTAAAATTGCAAAGCGTCGAAGCCGACCGCATCGGATCGCCTTACGACCGCACAGACACGGATAAATATATCGGCGGCATCAACGTTGACGACTATGGAAGACCCGTTTCATACACTATTTTCACGCGCACTATCAACAATCAGTATATTTCTCCTGTTGATATTGTTGCAAAAGAGTTTATCCACCTTTTCGATGCAGCAAGACTTGATGAATACCGTGGGCGGAGTGCTTTCGCTACTGCGCTAAACGCAACCCGCGATCTGCAAGAAGCGATCAAAGCCGAAGTGCAGGCGATCAAATACGCTTCGTATCAGTCCGGCGTGATAACCACCGAGAGCGGGGCCGCCGACGCTGGCGACTACTTCGCACGGGGCAACTCAAACGATCAAGGCCAGGTCGCACGCTTGCAGTCGCTAGACCCTGGAACGGTCAACTATCTGGGAGCGGGAGAGAAGATGGAGATGTTCAAGAGCGACCGTCCGACGGGCGCATTCGGAGAATTTATCCGCTTAATTCAAGCCCACATTTGCATGGCTGTCGGGCTTCCCTACGGATTCGCATTTGACGCCGACAAGAGCGGGCCAATGGCACGGATGGAAGCAGCAATGGCAGAGCGCACGTTCTTGCGGTGGCGTGGACTTCTCGAAGGGAAATTCCTAGACCGCATCAAGAACATTATCCTTCTCGACGCCGCCGCACGCGGACTCATTCCAGATTCCGAGTTCCTTCTCGATGGTCGCTGGTGTTGGCCTGCTAAGGTTTCGATTGATTACGGACGCGAAGCCAATGCCGACATCTCGCTTTGGAAAGCTGGATTGAAGACAGCCGGACAGATTTACAGCGACATGGGCGAAGACTACGAAGAAGCACTCCGCGCACGGGCGAAGGAAGCGAACATGATCAAAGAACTCGGACAAGAGTTCGATATTCAACCTTCACGTATTTCAGATTCTGTACCGGTAACGGCTATCGACACTATCTTTGACGAAAGCAAAAACGAAGCACCACCGCTCATCGAGAGCATCGGCATCGGTGGCACAGATGCGCTTTCGGGCATCCTCGCTTCGCTCGGTCGCGGCGAACTCTCCGCTGAACAAGTCGCTGTCATCCTTCGCGTCGTCTTTGGAATGGATGAAGATAACGCAAACAAGATCATCAACGCCGAGCCAGCCGCTCCAGCAGCACAAGACGCAGCGCCGTCCGAATTCGCTGAAGAAATAAAACCAACTAAACTATTAGCTTTGCGAGATGATTTCGGGCGCATCACCGCATTTGAACAAACAAAATAAATGATCACACAAGGAATTGCACTTGAAGCTAAACGGGCGCTGATCTCAGGCGTTCACCAACCTGGAGACGACTACCGAATCGCATTCTATTCGGCATCGGCCAAGGTCGGGCCACAAACGAAAGCCTACGTTTCCGAAGGCGAGATCAAAGGCAAAGGCTACAAGGCCGGCGGCGTAAAGCTCAAGGGGTTCAAGACCGGCAGTATCGGAAAGAATGCTTTTATGACGTTCGACGATATTGAACTAAAAAACGCAACATTCAGCGTATCGGGTGCGATGGTTTACAACGCCAGCAAAGGCAACGCAACGCTTTGCGTTCTCAATCTCGGCGGAGAGCGTCACGTATTTGACGGCGCATTTGAATTGAAATTTCCCAAGCCAACCGAAAACAACGCATTGATTTTACTCGCTTAAATATGAAACCAAGCCAACCCATCATTATCGACGGAGAGACCTACGATCTCTATACGCTCAATTTAGCAGTCACTTCAAAGTATCTTGGCAACGGAGGCGAAGATGCCAGCATTGCAATGCGCCTCGTGCCGACGCGAATAGACAACGGCCAAGTCATAACAGCAGATGCAGAAGCTCGCGGACTCTCTATCGGAACGCTTGAGGGGGCGGACGCAGTAACAACACAAACCGCGCTTTCAATTCAAGCCGCGCTCCAAACATTTATCGACGCGAAGGGACTCTAAGCCATGGCAAATTATCGCGCCGTAGCATCTGGGAACTGGAGCGCAGGAGCAACATGGGGGGGTGGCGCAGTCCCTCCAAATGGTGCCGGTCACAGCATATATTCAAATACTTTCACGGTCACCGTGGATATAAATGTTGATGTCGCATTAATTACGAATGCAGCAAACGCAGGGACATTTGTAGGCGGTGGAACTGCCGCATTAGGCGGCACATTTACGCTCAATAACGGGGTCACAATGACGTCTCCTATTACGGCTAGTGCTTCGGCGAATTGCGTATCTTTTGCGGGAGTATCTCCGAACACAGCGACCATTGTAGGAACCGTGACGGGTGGTGGAGGCTCGACTTCTATCGGCGCAGCAAATATCTCAACAGGGACTTTAATTGTTACTTCGGCGGGAACAAATACAGGTCGCGCTTTTTCAAACACGTCAACAGGAACTTTAACCATAACTGGAAATTGCACCGCAACGGGAGGCGGTGGATCAACTCCATTGCTAACCAACAGCGCGGGCGGAGTTGTTAATATAATTGGCAACGTGGTTGGTGGGTCTGGAGGTGGAAGTAACGGAGTACAGAATACCTCAAATGGGGCTGTGAATATAACTGGCAGCGTCACAGGAGGATCGGCTGCTATCGGAGTAAACAACACAAGCACAGGTCTTGTCACAATAGTTGGAGATGTAACAGCGACAACACAACTTGCAGTCAATTCAACCACTGCAACGGTCAGAATAAGTGGATCATTTATTTACGCTATTGACGGCTTCGCCCCTGTTTCCGCGCCGCGTATTATTTTAAACACAACTCCGACACTAGCAAAGACTCGCTATGCGCTCAACGGCGCAGGAACTTATGTGGATATGTTCACAACGGACAACTCATTTGGACAGGCGAGCATTTCAGATGTGCGTTTTGGGACCGTTTACGCCAGCGGAACATTGACCGGGGTTGCATATATTCCAGACCCCGGATCGGTGGCGGCAGGCGTATTAGTCGGAAGCGGAGGGGTCACAGGAACCGCAACGCTAACCGCTGCTAATGTTCGCGCCGCGCTAGGAATGGCGAGCGCAAATCTAGATACGCAACTCGCCGCGATACCTACCGCAATAACAAATGCGAACGCCGTCAGAACTAATCTCACAACTGAATTGGGGCGCATCGATGCGACAATTTCAAGCCGGTCAACACTGACTGCCGCAAACGTCAGAACAGAACTCACTCCGGAACTAACCGAGATCGGAGAGATTCACGCGATCCATGGTCTCGACATAGCCAACGCGCTCACGGTCACGCCAACGCTACGCTCGGCGGGAGCGATCACTCAAGCGATCACCGGCGATGGAACAACAAGCACGATAGTCACGCGAGTCTAACGCATGATCGCTTCCCTGCTAATCGCAACGCAGGGCTTATTGCCAAGCCCGACGCCGCTTTCAATCGGCGTGCAGGGTTTGCTCGGTGCGCAGATCATCCCGCCAGTTCCTATCGCCCCTACCGATCTGCCTGGCGGTGGCGGAAGGCGGGACGAGCGAAGGGTAACGCTCTACGCTCTCGGCAACCGACTACGATATTCGGTCGGCAGCGTCGATATCAGCGCAGGCTCGCGGATAAATGTAGTAGGGAGCGCGTTTAATTCTCGCACGTCCGACGCTTCGTTTTCGATCAGCGCAAGCACGACAGCAAAAGGCAACCGTAACCATGCCGGCACGGGCCGCGCTGGCATCTCGATCTCGTCAACATTCGACGTTGTCGGATGCGAAGAAGAGAACGAGTTGGAAGTTTATTTGATGGCTCAAGCGGCGATGGAATTGATGGACAGCATTTGACATTTGCGCCCTCGCATGGATGTCATCGAAGGCGTTTCAATTATTTCAATCGGCGAAGCAAAAGGCCACGGCCTTTATGTGGATGAGCAGACTTTGATGGAAGTCAAAGAGTGCGCGGAGTCATACAAGGGCGGCGTGAAGGTTAACCTTGACCACGGAGCAGGCATTAAAGATATCGTCGGCTTTGTAAATAATTTCCGCATCGTCGGGTCGCAGCTTCTTGGCGATCTCAACCTTCTTCAAACATCGCCAATGCGCGACTACGTCTTGGAGATTTCAAGCAAGCTCCCCGACACGTTCGGCATCAGCATCGCTTTCAGCGGCCCGATTCGCGAAGTGAATGGAATGGACTTTGCAAGCTGCACGGAACTCTACAGCGCCGATCTCGTGCAAACACCAGCCGCAAATGCGACCGGGCTTTTCAGTTTCACGGCCAAGCAAGTTGACAAATTTTTCAAACAAATGCCCGAAGATACCGCAACACCAGAAATGCCCGAAGATTCGGGAGAATCCGAAGTAACAATCGTTGATCTTTCCAAGCGCATGAGTGCTCTTGAAGAGGCTTTCGGTTCAATGAAAACACAGATGGAAGCAATGATCCCATCCGAAGAGCCAGCCGCAGAACCTATGAAGGAAGAAATGGCCGCTGAACTCAGCGCAATTTCCAAGCTCGAAGCCAAGCTCGACACGATCATCAGCAACTTCGGAGCCGCTCCAGTAAAGGCGTCTGTTGTTGCTGAGGAAAAAGTCGAAGAGAAGTTTGATCTCAAATCGATCATCACTCAGAAGACCGAGGAACTCGGAAGCCGCACCGAAGCTATCCGTTTCGCAATGCGCAACCACCGCGAAGCCTACATCGAGGCACGCGATAACAACCAACTCAATTTTTAATCCAACTAATTTATGGCAACACAAAATGACATGGGGATTCGGAGCTTCGCCTTCGCTTCTGCCATCA